AAATATTTTGCGATGTAGTTACTGCTTGACCCGCTAAATCAGCATTTAGCCTATAGGTTAGCAAGGAAGGTGTTATTCCACGGGCGGAGGGAGTGCTGTAAAAAACACTGCCGTCATATTCAAAAACACCAGAGGCAGCAGTCGTTAAATTTGTACCTGCTTGAAAAGTTAAAGGGGAAAGAGAAGTGGTGCCACTAGCTACCGTCAAATTACTTGTTAAGGTGCCACCAGTAAAAGATGCGCCGCCGGCTCCAACGTCAACCATAGAGCCAGCAGCATTTTTAACATAAAGCTTGCCTGCAGTTTTGTCCCAAGCGGGCTCTCCAATATCAAAATCATTTGCGCTTGGCGTGGTAGTGCCATTGCGAAGAATAATTTTATTTTGACGAGGCATTAGAACGTTCCGCCATCAATAGTGCTTGTTGTATCAAGATAATCGGTGCCGGCCACGGCGGCAGTAAATGCGCTTGTGCCATTGCCTTTAATAATTCCGGTGAGGGTAGTGGCACCAGTGCCCCCATCGCCTACGGCCAATGTACCAGTAATGCTAGATGCGCCGAGATCTACTGCAAGCTCTGTGCTTTCAATAACAAGGCCACCATTTGCTTTTAAATCAACACTTAAAGTGCCATCCGCAAGATCTAGTCCATCACCAGCGCTAAAGCTTGTACCGGTGGCGGCGATGGTAATGCTGCCTGCAGCATTCGTAATAGAAACACCAGTACCTGCAGTTAGCGTGGCTTTAGTAAGGCCACCAGTGTCTGTATTGCCAATTAAAAGTTGGCCATTTGTATAAGAAGATTGCCCAGTGCCACCATAACCAACTGCAATTGTTGTGCCCTGCCAGGTGCCAGCGCCAATAGTTCCAACACTGGTCAAGCTAGAGGAAACAATACCGCTACCAAGCGCAGAGCCGCTTAAGACATTGGTTCCATTAATAAAATAAGACTTGCCGCTGGCGAGATCTAAGTGTTCGCTACTTGTCCATGCATCAGTGGCATTCACCCAATTAAAAGTCTTGTCAGAATCTCCCTTAAGAAGAATGCCTCCGCCATCTGCAGTAATGTCAGTGGGACTGGCTACACTGCCAAGCTCAATATTTTTATCGTCAACAGTAACAGTTGTGCTATTTACAGTAGTAGTGGTGCCGTTAACTGTTAAATTGCCGCCAATAATTACGTTGCCAGTAGTGCTAAAGCCATCAATAGTTGCACCACTAGCAGAAATAGTGCCAGTAAATGTTTTATTGCCGCTAATTGTTTGAGTGCCAGTTAAATTAACAAACGCACCATCGCCACCAATCGCTACAACCTGAGTGGCAGTGCCTCCTGCGCCACCAGTACCGTAACCATAGTAAAGAATACCATTTCCAGCGTCGCTTTCGTTGTAAGCTAATTCAGCATTGGCCAAGGAGCTTGGAGCCCCTGTGCTTCCACCACTGGCGCGACGCTTAATACGAATGGTGTTTGCCATTAAAAATTACCCCCGTCGGTTAAGGCGTTTGTTGTAACAGTTGCATCCGCCTTAAACTTGGAAGATGCTGCGTCGTAATAAACAACACTTCCATCAATCTTAGCGGTTTCGTCTAAATTAATTCCTTTTTCTCCTTGTGGCCCAATTGCTCCTTGCGGCCCTTCCCCCGAAAGCTCAAGCCTCACCGATGGTGATGCAATGGTTTCAATGGAGACAGGAACATTTGCGGCAATTTCTATTGCATTTGTTTCTTGATTGACAACTACAGAGGACTGCTGTTCGCTGACAATAATAGTTGTGTTGGAAGCTTGAACGGTAATTGTCATTGCCAGCTAAGACCGCGATTGACATAGGCATTGCCTTCCACTAAATAATATGCACTACTGTCTGGCTCGGTTACCAAGATGTCATATTGTCCTTGCTCTGTAATGCTTTCAGTGCCAGAAGCTTCAAGGCGAATCTTGAAAATACCACTAGCTTGACTTACATAACTTACGGCAAAATCAGCAAGTTTTGTTGCACCAAGTCTGTCATAAAGCTTGGAAGCCACTGTATATCCGCTCATATTGACAGGCGTACCAGCGCTGTCTTTGTATTGCACTTGCAGCTCAAAAGTGGCACCTTGATAAATTGTAATGTCGTGGCTTCCTGGTGTTACCATGATTCTCCTTTTTCTTTATTGTAATTTATCTAGACTACTTCCACCCAACCAATCATGCCTAAAGCTTTAGCACTCAGGCTGCTATCCACGGTAAGAATCAAGGTGTCACTTTCGCCGGATGCGTTTTGCCCCAGCGCTAAGCGAATGGCTTCTGCCACTGCATAATTATTAGCACTGCCTTGGCTGACAAAGCCCGAATCAATAATTGTTCCTCCCGTGGCAGTGCCACTTGTCGTCACCTCTACGTTGCCCCTACCATTGTTGGCTGCGCTCCAAGTAACGCCAGAAAGCGTAGGATTCAACCGTAATCGCCACAGCACCACATCGCTAGAAGCAGTGGTAGTAGAAATCCTCACGGGAAGGATGACATTACCGGTGCGACCACTGGCCATACGAATGCCAGCAGTAATGCGTTCTCCAGAAGTGTTGGGCACTGTTGAAAGATCGTGCCCCACTGAATAAATGGCACCATCTGGCTCATAGCCACCTTCGCTTAACAGGCTACAACAAACTTGCTTCATTGTTGCCGAAGAAGCTTGAACAGAAGCATTATGAATGCGATAGGACAATGGCAGAATAGCCGTTGTCATATAGACACTATCCAATGCATTGAAATGTTCAAACTCATGGCAATAAACTATTTCTCCGTCAATAACAAAACCACACCTAACGCGCCCTACGCCAAGCCATTCCAAATCGGCAGTAAAGATTTGTGCTTTTGAAAAATCAAGAGAGGAAAGTGTATTAATGTTCCAATCGCTTTGATTCACCACGTCTTCATTAATTATGCCAGATGCATAGCTTCTAATGACAAACTGCACGCTAGTACCGCTAGCACGCACCATCACACCATTCTGATCATTAAAAATTCCCACTTCTTGAATGAGACCAGAAGCAAGCGGAGCGCCAACAAAACTTTGCAAAAGCATCATGCTTTTGCCTGCCTGATACGGGAAGTTCTGCTTAGTACGACGAAGAACAGTGTCTCCCGATGCAGTGGTGGTGCTCATTGCCACACTGCTTTGATGCGTTAAAAACGTGGAAGTGCCACTGCCAACAATGCTGTCGAACCATTGATCAGGACGCTTGTCATAGCGCATTGTGCTATCAAAAAGCGTATAGGGAGCACTCGTCCGCTGTCTTCCAAAAGCATCTACACTGCCGCTATCTGGTCCTTTTTGTAAAATCTTTCCCCGATAATCTGCTTCAATATGAGTTTCAAACTGTTCGCCACCTGCAATAATTTGTCCCATAACAATTCTGTCTTTCTTGTATTGTAGGAGCAAAAAGAAAGGGCCTTTCGGCCCCTTGTTTATTTGCCTTGTCCTTTGCGGAGCTTGCGTCCGTGACTAGCTTTACTGTTTTTGCCGTTGCCCTGCCTTGTAGTTTTTGGTTTGCCAGGTGTAAACAGCTTTTGCCCGCTGATGCCGATTTTGCTTTTTGCCGCCATGGAAAGACGATGAAAACAAAAGCTTAGCTATTCCAGGGCAGGCCGGTGCCAGTAGTGGGAGTCTTCTGCTGGTCAATTTGAGCTTGGAGAGCGGCTTCGATCTCATCCACTTTCTCCTCACCAAATTTGCTTTTCACCCATTGGGTGCAAATTTCAGGCGTAAGATCTGCGTAAGGAATCATTTCATTTTCGTCAGGCTCTTCAAGGCCGAGAGAGCCATACGCCGACGAACGATAAGTGCCATCAAAGGCTTCAATGGTATAGTGAACGGTTTGCACCGCACCGTCTGACAAGCGACGCTCAAGAGTGGCGCAGCTCCAAGTGAATTCAGTAGCCATGATTAAAAAGAATAGTCTTTGTTAGTTTAGACGATGCAAAAGCAGATCAAGGTGCGAAAAATACGGGCGTCTTACAGGACGGAAAGCCGGCCAGATGAGTCAAGACCAATAGTTAAATATTCTGTTGCGTCCTGAGCAATATTGCGACAGGCTTTCTTGAATTCAGACGTTTCTTTTTGTGGATACTTAGCTTCATACTGCATTGTTTCTGGGTTCAAAACATTACACTCTG